ATAAAATAAATTAACTTGTTGTATCTGTTTCCCACCATTGATATGCGAATGTTACTGCGTATTCTTCAATAGTGTCATTAGAACCCCAATCTAAATCAATGGGGGCCAGATCAAGAGGATACAAACCAACAAATTTGTAAGTTTTCAATGTGTCGCCAGTTTTTCCATACTGTGTAACTGTTGCATCTACGGTATAACCCGATGGACCAGATGCAGCACCGGTACGAACATTACCTGCGTGACTATTAATACCGTTCATCCACGATTCTAAAGCTTTACGAATTGTGAAATCTTCGTCATTAATAATCTGTAATGTCCAGTCAGTAAATGTACGATTGCCGGCAAATTTTAGTTCACGGCCAAAGTAATACAACGGTACTTGGCCAATTGTTGAACCAGGCAACTGAGCAGTTTTGGCCATAAATGTGACTTTCTGTCCTGCTGCAGTACTATTTTCTGCAATTGTTGGAAAAGTGAGCGTGACTTGAAATAGATTGGGACGAGCACCGTCACCAATCAGATTTGCTCTAAATTCTGCTACGTTGAATGCCATTCTTTTCTCCTATATCGTTGAATTATTTATTAGAACTGCCCAACGACTTCAGTAAAATCAACACCAGTTCTTACTGCAACAAAGTTCAACTGGATAAAGTTGATGGACCGAGCAGGTTTGATATAGATGTCACCAACAAACTGATTAGAATCAATAACTTGAGCTGTATTATTTGTTGTATCACAAACAACACGGAAGTCATAGATACCACGGCGACCTTGAACATCACGAAGAAACGGTGTTACTAATGCCACAAACTGAGCACGAGTAAATTCATCGTTAAATTCAAACAATGAATACTTAGCAGCTTGAGCAATTGTTTTTTCTAATGTAATAAACAATCTACGAACATTAATACGGTCAAAAGCTGAAGGTTTGTTTTGTAGTGTTTTATCGCCATAAAGAACAGTACCGCTTCCTGGAACTGATATAACTGGATTTACACCAACAGAATATAAACTATCTCTTTCTGTTTGATTTGGGTTAAAAGTTAAACGAATAACATTTTTAATAAATCCACGATTTAAACCAGCAGGTGAATACCAAGGATCTCTAACACTATCAGTATACACACAAAGACCAGCAATATCACCATTTAATGGAATATAACGATACTTGTTATTGTATTTGTCAAATGTATATTTGTAACCAGAATCGGCAACTGCATATGAAGTTGAACGATTCAATGAAGTCAACCAAGTTTGTATGTTAGTAACTTCATTACCAGATTGGTTAATAACTGCTGAACTTGGTGGTGAAATGAATGCTACACAATCTTTACGATAATTTACCACGTTGTCAATAACATATTGTTGAACAACTGTATTGGCATTACCAGTCAACACTAAATTAATGTCTGTGGCATCTGCATTAGAAAATTGGTCATATGATGTTATTAAGTTAGCATTTGATGGATCTTCATAAGCACCATTACGCAAACTAAATGTTCTAGGAACAACTGTACCAATTGATGCATAAGTTAAATTATTAGCATATGGTAGATTCCATGTAGATATAGTATTTGCATAATCTACAGGATCAACAGCGTAAATATATTTTGAATTATTAAATATTTTTTGTTTATAGTAATTTGAATTACCATTTTCATCTGTAGAATTAAATGCTTTAGAGATATATGGGTAAGTTTCTAAAACAGAATTTTTTGTTCCTGTAAACAAACCGCCCGTATCAATAACAATAATATGCATTTCATCATTTGCTGAACCTGCGGCTGAGGCTTGTACAGAAGTTCCTGGAGCACCAGAAAAATATGAAGTACAAACAACACCATTTGCTGTCCAACCAGTAAAGTTACTAGCGTCAGCGACAGATATTGTTAAAGAGTTACCAATAGCACCAGCATATCGTGCCATAAAAGGACCAAAATAATTATTATTATCATTGTTTAAATAACTAAATTCAAATGTTGCATCATTACCAACTAAAAATGGTAATGTAGATGTGTTGGCTTGAGCATTTTTTGTATTTGATCCAGCAGACCGAACAATTCTTAAATTATTTCCATAAGCTAAAAATGATGCAGCTGTAAAAAATGAAACAGCTGTGTTATTATCTGGTTCACCAAATCTAGCAACAAGATCAATCTCACTAGATATATTGATACGTCTATTGATTGGCCCCCAAACAAAAGGACCAGCAAATGCACCGGCTGTAGTTAGTACTGAAGGCACGACTGTGGTTAAGTCAACTTCAGAAACACTTACGCCTGGAGAGATTTGAAATGCCATTTTATTATCTCCTTGAATATGATGTTATATTGGCAATTAAGATACCATACGAATATTTATGAAAGGCCATATTTAGAGATTCCTCATGGCATCTTTAATAAATTGTGAATATAATTCTGAACCATCAGCAACTTCCCACAAATCTCCGTCCATATTTTCATATCTAGCACTTAGGCCATCATCGATAATTGGAGCCGGAAGAACTTCTTCATCTAATTGATTCATATTTTCTAACTGAATCTGTTTACGAATATCATGGTTTACGATGTCTTTAAAATACTTTTGTGTTGCCAACCAACCAAAAAGTACCAAAGTCATTACTAAATCATCATTATTGTCATCTTCGGCCGCAAATGATGTTTTGCTAGCCACAAAAGTTGTCAGTTCTGAGATGGTATCAAAATCTGGAATCAACAACTTATCACCTTCAATCAATGTTTTTAAATTGGAACAACCAATTCTTTTGACCGCCACAGACATTTTAAGTCCCATCTGTATGCCTCGGCCAAATCCACTATGTAACTGCTGTGGTTTTTTATTTCCTGTAAATACTTTCCAAAGATTCTCATACTCTAAATCTTGGTGTATAATGTCTGCCACCTGTGGATTGTTATTAATTTCAACTAAAATGTAGGCATCATTATAGTACCGAGCGGCATTATGAATCACCGTAGGAAATAATATGGGTGAAATAGAAGAACTTTTATACACCGCCACCTGTCTATATGGTGTTGATGAAATATCAAATACAGAAAATGCTGAGCAATCCAGATTACGACCTTCTGATACGTCCACGGTGATACAATACAGATGGTCTTTGGTAGTTTCATCGTCACCTTTAACTGGATGTTCATAGATTATCATCTTATCATGGTGCGCAATTGGCGGACTGTAGGTCATCTTCTGTAACTTGGTACCAGAAATAAGAGTATTCGTAGAACCTAGAAACTCAGTTTCAAACTCCTGTCGGAACTGGTGTTCAGAAGTATTACGAATCGTTTCTTCTTTCCAATTCTCATCACGACCTGGTACCATCGACCAGTGTACCTCAAACGGCACATAGTTGTTTCGTTTATTGATGGCATCTGTCCATATCTTATAGAACAAATTCATACCATTAGGTGTAGAAACAATAATAATCTTTGTTTTAGTACCAGCAGTAATAACAGGATAAACTGAGGTAAAGAATTCTGTGGCAATATTAGATGGCACGAAAGCAAACTCATCTAAGAACACAATGTTAAACGAACCAGAACGAGCCGCTGAAGAAGATGTTGAAGAAGCAATAATCACAGAACCATTCTCTAGTTCTACACGACCTTTGTTCCACTCAACGACACCTTGCTGTAACCACATAGGCAGATTCTCATAGGCCAATTGTAACTTACCAAGAATGCCACGAGCCGTTTCACCACGGTTGGCCAGAACAGCGATAGATTGTGCATCTTGAAAGAGTATTGTCCAGAGAAGATATGCCACCGTGGTAGTCGTTTTACCCACCTGCCGTGGACATTTCATAATAGTAAAACGATTATTATGAAAAGTTCGTATCATGTCCTGCTGAAAATCATACATTTTAAAATCAGTTACACCTTCATCTAGTGTAATAATTTTAATGTATTTGGCAAAATAGATAGGATCCCTAGAACATTTGATATATTCATCAACTTGTTCTTGGGTAAAATTGACTTGAACTCCTACTCGTTTAAGTAGGGGGTTATCACGGTAACTTTCTTTATTCTTTGCCGGCATTGTTCTTTAGTAGTTTGCTGAGTTCAGATGTTGAACCAACAAAAATAGCCTTATCAATATTGGTATTATTAGTTTCTTTTTTAATACCTTCCATTTCACGCATCTCTTTTTGTATTTTTAATAATCTATCATTGGCTTCGGTCATATTTTTTAATAGACCAGAATACACCTCAAATGCTCTTGGGTGTTGGCCAGCTTTAGCAATATTGAGTATTTCTTCCATGGCTTCTTTGCCTTGGTCAATAATACCTTGTAGATTTTCTTTTGATTGCTGATAAGCATCATTTAAATCTTGTTTAATATCTGCTTCATTATACTTAGTGGTCACTACAGGCAAAGGAGTATTTTTTTCTTCTTTTACCGTAGGCGTCACATCAAATATTTTTTCCATGTTTTTTTCAAACTCATTCATATTATATTACCGTTTCATTAATAGCACTTAAATCGCCTGTAGATGGAAATGATCGACCGGTGCCCCAAATAATTCGAACGGCTCCTGATCCTCCTGATCCTCCAGCTTTTATCGTGTCATCTTCATCCGCCGATCCTCCTCCACCATATGTGCCTCCACTAGCTGGGAGTGCACCGTCTGAACCTCCTGCTGTTCCTCCAGAACCTCCTTGGCCACCGGCCGGTATAGTTCCACCTATACCGCCAGCTCCGGATGATCCTTCACCAAATAATCCTACTCCTCCTCCGGCTGCAGCGCCATTGGATCCTACAGACCCACCACCTGCACCTCCTCCAGTTCCAGCAAGTCCGTTACGAGTTGTGTTACCTGCTTGTGCGCCTGCGCCTCCGTTTCCAGAATAACCTGCGGCACCACCACCGCCACCAGGTGCTGCATTAAAAGACGCATTTCCGCCCAAACCACCTGTTCCTCCACCACTTCTTTGAGTTCCGGATGATGTTCCACCTAAACCTCCGGTATTGGGTTGGTCTATTCCAGATGCACCTGAAGCTAATCCTCTGCCACCTCCACCAGCAAAAAGTAGAGCAGTGCCAGTTCTTTGTATTTCGGAATTTCCTCCGGCTGTGCCATTTGTTATATTATTTGCGCCGCCAGTACCACTTGCACCAACAAAAATATTGAGTGTTTCTCCTGGCGTAACCGCAAAAGATCCATAAACAAGGCCTCCTCCACCACCGGCAGCACCAGCACGTGCTGCTCCTGATCCTGCTGCACCGCCACCACCGCCAACACAGAGAGCGGAAACAGAAGTTATACCTTCTGGCACAGTAAATGAATATGTTCCCGGAGTCGTGTAACGAATGCCGGCAGTTGGATTTGCAGCCGTTTCAATTATAAAATTTATTCCATTACCAAAAGAAATACCTTCACCTATATTCATTTAATTTTCCTCATTATATCGTATTTGGAAATTCTCTTATTGTGGTGGTATATGTATAATCAACATTGGCGTTAGCGCTGTTAGCTGTGGTAGGATTAGGCACAACAGTAATTGTGGCCATCTTCTGTGCTGGTACAACGTAAGAAGTAAACTGATAATTTGAATTTGTTTTTGTACCTATAATACGTGCATCAGATACAAAATTACCTTGTATATTGGTTAACTGTAATATATTATTTTCCCAAAAAACAACACGGCCAGATGCCGTAGATTCTTGGGCTGAATAACCTTGATATACAATTTCACCCGTTTGATACGTTCCTGTGCCGGTATTGGCCATATTAAATTGAACAATATCAGTTGATGAAATATCATTAAATATATTCGTAATTGAAGTTCTAATTTGACCCGTTTGTGTGGTTTTACCAAACACATAACCTTTAACAGTAAAACTTAATGTCCAAATAATCATACGAGTTTCGGATTCTTTATCGCCTTCATAAACAATGTCGTGTGATGTACTGTTTAATACAACAGGTATTTCTTTAACAATACCCATTTCAGGAATTAAATTTAATTTAATTGTATAATCTGGCGCAAAGAATGGTAAAATGTGTTCAATAATTTGTGTACCATCTTCTATATTTCGTACATAGATGTAAAGATTAAAATCAAAATTGTATGGTACAGGATTATATTGTGAAATTAATCCACCAGTTGTAGATGCAAATTGTTTAAAATTAGTATTTTGTTTACGAGAAGAATCGTAAGAAAGACCGGCCATTTCAAATGACATTCTTGGTAATGCTATTTGAATTTTTTTATTTAAAATAGGATCATCTTCTAAACGTTTTACATATAATTCTTTTGTTGCATATACAATAGGCACAAGCATTCGTTCTGCTTCGGTTAAATCTGGATTGTAACGAACTAAAGTAATGTTGTTGAATAAGTTACCAAACCCAACAACCATTTTTCGAATGATTCGGTGATATGTCGTATTGGCCATTAAATTTCTCCAAACGGATTGGTTTCAGAGAAATCTATAATTGCGTCTGCTTGAGTGTTAATATATTTGTTGTCATAACTTTCATTGTAAGAGTTGTCTAATTGTGGATCATATGAAGTTAACCTATAACGTGCATTGCTTGATGCGCCAATAATTACAACATTATTTGTAAACTCGCCAGAAATATTGCTAACAAACAATGAATTTGAGGCTGGTAACCAAGATTGCACAATAGCCACAGAAGTTGCATTGGCTTGAGTTTGGTCTGCGGCCTGATATACTGTTTCGTTTATTATATAATTATTTGCATTACCAGTTTTTGCGCCAGTAACTAACTTAATCATATAACCAGAATTTTCAACAATCGTATCAATATCTTCAATACCAGTGTCAATGATTTCTTGAGCATACTTAAATTTCTCAAGGCGCAACTCATAAAAATATGGTTGTTTTCTACCAAGAGTATGAAAATCTTTTGCTTGTTCAGTAAATGTTATTTCGAACAATTCACCAGTACCATTTAAGAATGGCACATAGACCAAATCACCTTCTCTTGGTCGTGTGAACGTATTTTGTGGAACTCGTTGTTGAAATGTCCTGCGAGAAACAGATACCGTCACCACATTTTTAATTTCTAAACCAAACTTAGAAAAAAACTCTTGTTGACCTTGGTAATCCATTACATCACCAGAAAGATACATCTCTAATGGAAAAGCTGCTTTAAATTTCTTAACTGGATCTTCACCGTATAATATATCTCTATCTGATGGATTATCGATAGGCAAATAGAATGCATCAAAACCCATGATTTGCATGGATTCAACAATTAGATCCTCTATTACTCTTTGTTCAGCAGTAGAGTTGTAGTTATTAAAATATACACTTGTTGGCATATTAGTTCATCATAAATTCTAATGGAGCACCATATTCATTTTGCATTTCGGTTTCTAATTTTTCAATTTCACCGACTGCTTCTTCATAAATTTTGTCACCATTTAATGTGACACCACCTGGCAGTTGTAAGCCAGAAAACTTTTTGAGGTTGTTTCCCCATGTTCGTTTGAATAATGCCGTAGTATATTCTTTTAACCATCGGTCATTCCATACTCTATTGTAAGTTGTGGCATCAATACACGCATAACATTCGGCAACTACAATTGTGCCAGCCGGTGCTTCGGATGCTCCCCATGCCCAATCAATAAAGAGTTTTTTCATGTGTCTTTGGAAACGAATAGGAACTTCTCCACTAAACAATAACTCCAATGAACGTAAATGCTGTTGAGTTAAGGTATAATTGACGTATGATGCGGAGGTAAAGTCGTAGAGTTCATTTAAACGGAGTTGATACCGCAGGTCGAACATATTAATAGTTGCCTGAGAATCTTGGACTGGGAAAATACGAGTAACGCCAACAATGTCCAAAGGAACATTGGCAGAATCTAACACATTGGTTAAATCCAAATATTGATTATTGACATCGGTATCCGTAACCCTTCGGACATAATAGATTTTTTGGAGACCATCAAAGTGGTAGTCTTGCCAATACTGAACGGCATCATCTATTCTATCTTCTAACTGGTCATCATCAATGTTGATTTCAATGACTGGAAACCCTAATCGTCTGAGGCAATATTCTTTTAGTGATTGTCTGCTGGTTACTGCTGGCATAGTATCCTCCTAATATAGAGGTATTTATGCCTTGCCCCATTTAACTTTATTCCATATTCTTTCATGGCACCAGTAAATAAAAGGTTTAACCACCATTTCCGTGGCACCAATTCCAAGAGAAACTATTATTTTACCCGTAATAATATAAGAAATAATAATGGTGGTTAAAGTACCACAACATCTATAACTATAAGCTTTAACCAAACTTCTTATAGGAGAATCACCATTATTTAAGGCCCAGCTCTTTACGAATCTTTGTGGCAGAGATTGAATGTATTTCATCATTAAATGTTTCCTGTTCAATTTTGTAACCCACATCACGACCATAGGTAATATTCACAATGTTTGGCACCACTTGAATTTCATATTGTCCTTGATAGAGTGGATCCAAATCTCGTTTAATATAAGATTTAACTTGTTCAATGGCAAAAGGATTAGAACCTTGCCATCCTTGGCAGTCACGGATTTGAATAACCACTTGGCCAGTTTTGGCAATGGCTCGGTCAAACAATGCTCGATGACCTTCATGCCATGGCTGCCAACGACCTAACATTTGAACAGTTTCTTTTTTCCAATCAAATGTTGGCCGCCTACGATTCTCAATAATATGATTACCAATAAACTCAGCCCATTTTTCAGCATTCTGTTCGGTCACACGGAAGTCATACACCTCTGGTGGTATGAAAGCTTTATTGGTATCTTCAAAACGACCTTTCTCAATGGTGTCCATCCAAATAGTCCAATCTGCTTTAAAATTGTTTCTCATTTCAATTAATGGTGCCACAAAATCACAGATAACATAATCACCGCCAGCCTCTAAAGCAAACTGTGCCATTCTTAACGACTGACGAATACGGCCAGCATCTGAAAAATCCCAATCGTTATACTTCTTACGAACTTCATCAGCATTAAACCAAGTTACTTTGGCATCAAAACCTGTGAGTGGTAACATTTCTGCAAACGTATCAGAAGTTGTACCATTTTTTTCAAGGTATTTTTTTAGTGCTTCTGCCATAAATGTTTTGCCTGAACCAGGTAATCCCATAATCAAAATCTTTTTCATTTGTATTCCTTTATTGAGGTTTGCATAATAAATTATTTCCAACTACTATGTAATCATACTCATACTGATTTAAAAATTGTTTAATATCGTCTATAATAGTTTTTCTATTATCACAATGTTCAACAAATATAATAGGTAAATGTTTTTTAATTGTGTTGGAACTTCCAATTAAAACATCCAAATCCATACCTTCCACATCTATTTTTAATAAGTGTACTTTAGGTATATTATAGTGTTCTAAAAACCAATCAATTGTGTGTATGTCAACAACAACTTTATTGTTTGTTTTTTCAGTAATAATATCTTCTATTAAACTGAAAGTACCAAAATCATTTTTTCTAAAGTAATTAGGTTCTTCAAATTCAATCTTAGTGTTTTCTTTACCTAGTCCAATGTTGTGTGGATAAACATTATAGAGATTGTTTATAGAAGCATTTCCACACAGCATTTTAAACACTTCTCTTTGAGGTTCAAAAGAATATATTTTTCCTTGAGGAAAGGCTTTAGCCATCCAAGTTGTAAATGTTCCTATATTGGCACCAATATCAAATACTACAGGTTCAGAAAATTCTTTGATTGACTCGTAGCAATTAAATGCTTCTATTGTTGATGTATTTCCATGATCCAGTAACCATTGGCCATGACCAACTTGGTTATCATTGCAATCAAAACGATTTACAATCATTAAGCCATGGTCACAGCTTAACAACACGTTGCGGTGAACTTTATCACCTACATTAAAGACCATTCTATTCTTTCAACTTTTTAAAAGCTACTTGAAAAGAATCTGGTAAATGTATCAATTCTATTTTATGCCAATTACATTGTATAAACATTTCAATACCCATTCTTGGTGAAAGTTGTACAGGAGCACTACCATGTTCATCAACAAGTTTCCAACCTATAGAATCATCACACAGCATTACTCCGCCTACTGGCAGTAATCTCCAAGATAATACCATATCTTCAAGCACAGCAGCAGATGTATGGTCACCATCAACAAAAATAAATTCAGCTGTTTCTTTTTGATGAATTAAATCAACTAAAGCTTCACAACTATATTTGTTAATGTATGTTACATTGCCTACACACTTGCTTAAATTATATTCAAACGTTCTTTTAATTGTTTTAAAATCAAAACTTGGATTATCATTTAATGTGGTATGTGGATCGATGGCATATATTTTAAATTTATCATTGTGTATTTTACCAAACTCTGAAACCCAAAATGTGGTTATTCCTTCAAAACAACCAATTTCTATCATTGTATTTGGTACACCAAATTTCTCAAATAAAAATTTAATATTGGTTTGAGTTCTTTCTTTACCCATATCGACTGTCGAAATATACATATCAATTATTTTTTTTGTGCCAATCAGCAAATCTTCCTGGCTTATGCACTCTGATAAAAATATTTACACTCTCACAGACATTTGCCATAGTATTTAAATTAATATCCATTTGTTTTGGTGCTAGCATACCATCTTGCTGTTGTTGTAACCAATAGCCAACCATATTATAAGTTACATCATAAACTTCTAAATCTACGTCATGGTATAATCCAAATGTACTATCGCTTAATTTTTTAGCAATAGATTCAAAGTTAACTTTTTGGTCAAACATTTTAAAAGTTTTGGCAGTCAATGGCCTAACATGGGTGTAATCGTCCCAAAACAAATCACACCGATGATGTGGTACATTAATAAACCACTCTGCTTGGTCTGCACTAACTCGATACATTTCTTTAATAACATTAGTAAAGACTTTTGGATCTTGACCTAAATGTTCTAAAATATTATCTGCTGTAATTTTTTCAAAGAAGTTATCTTCGTATGGCCATGGTGTTTTTTCAAAATCTAATACTTCATCAGGATTACATTTTGCTTCTACATCCACATTCCAATGGTCATTTATTTTTTTAAAACCACAACCCATGTTTAATTTTTTATTTTCTGGTGTCATAATATATCCTTTTATTAAATCCAAGCGTTCCAAAATATTTCACGATTATATTGTTCGTAAATATCAAGCCCAAGATACTCAACACAATTGACTGTGGTACGGTCAAGTGCTGGCTTAATTTTATGTAAGTTAGGTAAGCCAACTGCCAAATCATTATAATTTTCTGTTTGAATAATCTTTTCAAAATCATGTTCAAATTTTGGTAACTCTAAAAATTCATAGATACGTTTAGTTTGGCTCTTTGGACTATTACAGAAACGATTGTAATCAATAAAAAGAAAACGATCCAAATAACCCATAGTAATTGCATCTTTAATATTTCTGTGAGATAAACCCATTGGACCTTCAGGACCAGCATAAAAATATGCTCTTGAAGCAATATTAGATCCTTCTCTTAGAGTTGAATCTGCTTTGGTAAAAAACAAAGGATTTTCTTTTCTAAGCTTTTCAAAAGAAGTTAATATTTCGGCTGGGTTTCTAACACAAACAATAATTTTAACTTTGCGATTCAAAATTGCTTCAACTTGTGGCAACAATGGAATCCATCCACGGTCTTTATCAACAATAATAGGTTTATCGATATGAGAATAATATCCTTGTAATACTGATTTTAAAACTCCAACTTTGGCTTCTGTATTATTATATTCTTGATTTGTTTCCATACTTGACCAAGAAGCATTAATGCTACCAAATATAGAAGATAAAGAACTTACGGATTCTCCGTGTACTTTTGGATTTTGTTTAAGTATATTTGTTATGAGAGTGGAACCTGATCTTGGGAGACCTGCCACAAAGTGTATGGTTTTTTCCATGATTACCTTTCAGTTTAAAATTATAAAATCAAGATTTGACGCTTGTTATTTATTTATGCGCTTATTTTTTCAACTTTTTCTTTTTTATTTTTTTTGGGAAACATTTCTTTTAGTTCATTAGAAACTTTTTGAAAAGTATTTGTCCAATCTCCAAACTTAGTTTGCCTAAAAACTTTGGTTGTATTTTGATACCAAGGACTATGATCTCCTCCATATGCCCAAACATGATATGGGAGTATTGGTACAATTACCCAAGTCGGCTTTCCCATTGCAGAAGCTAAATGAGCAATACTGGTACATGACGTAATAACTAAATCTAAATTAGCAATACATGCGGCCGTATCTTCCCAAGAAATTATTAAATGCTGAAGGTCTACAATTTTTTTAGGCAATTCTTTTATATCTGTATCTCTTTGTAAACTAAAAAATTGTATATGAGGAAAATCTTTATGTAAATCAATTAATTTTTGCGCAGGAAAAATACGAAACTGTTGATGTTCAAAAAGAGGACTGCCGCTCCAACGAATGCCAACTTTTATTTTTTCTGTGTTTAACATTGTTTTCCAAAGATCCACACTTTCATTTTTGGCAAAAAGGTAAGGCTCATTTGGTAAATTATCAAACTCATGGCCAAATAACCAACTAGCACTAAATCCTGGAATCCAAAAATCATGATGTGTTTTAGATACCTGATCTAAAGTAATACATTCTTTAACGCCTGGAATTCGTAGAAAAAGTGGATGCAAAGATTTTTCACAACACATAATACATTTACCGCCTCGTTTCCAAATTTCTGTGGCAAATCTTGCATAAATTATTTGGTCACCAAAACCACATTCCATATTTAAAATGACAGTCTTGCCTTTTAAATCACTTTGATCCCAAATTGGCTTAGTAGTGTTAATTTTACCACTACCATAAACTTTGAGTGCTCGTCCATTTTCAAGGCATTGAAATCCTTCTTGTAATTTTCCTTGATTAATAAGAAACCATCCACGATTAAATTTTGCTTTTGGATCTGTAGGATCTAAAGCTTCCAATTCTTCAGCCAATTTCCAAGCTTCTTCAAATCTTCCTCTTATCATTAAATTTAATTGCTGATCAATCAAATGCATAATCAAACTCCTATAAAATAATTAATCAAATATATTTAGTAAAGCTTTTTATGAAATTCCAAAGGTATTAAAAGTCCTCGCACTCACAACAGTCCATGATCTAGATCCTATTTGAACTGGACTGGATTTGCTAATATTTGTACCATCTCCTAACTGGCCATAATTATTAGAACCCCATGTAAATAGTGTACCACCAGAACGAATAGCTGCTGAATGATTAAACCCCGTAGATACAGCAGTCCAAGAACTGGATCCTATTTGTACTGGACTGGAACTATTGGTAGTTGTACCATCTCCAAATACACCAGCATTTACACCCCATGCAAATAATGTTCCACCAGAATTAATGGCTAATGTTGAATTCAGTCCACCAGCTACAGCAGTCCATGAACTGGATCCTATTTGTACTGGACTGGATTTATTGATAACTGTACTATCTCCTAATTGACCACCATTATTAAGACCCCATGTAAATAGTGTACCCCCAGAACGAATAGCTGCTGAATGAGTTGCACCTAAACCTACAGCAGTCCAAGAACTGAATCCTATTTGTACAGGACTGGATTTATTGGCAGTTGTACCATCACCTAATAATCCATAATTACCAGCTCCCCATGTAAATAGTGTGCCTCCAGATCTAATAGCTGCTGAATGAAACCGGCCGCCAGACACAGCAGTCCATGAACTGGATCCTATTTGGACTGGACTGTTCTTACCAACACTTGTACCATCTCCTAAACGACCATTGGCGCCATATCCCCATGCAAATAATAATCCATCAGAACGAATGGCTAATACATGAAAATCACCAGCAGCTACAGCGGTCCATGAGCTAGATCCAATCTGTACTGGACTGGATTTACCGGTAAACGTACCATCTCCTAATTGGCCGTCACCATTTTGTCCCCATGTAAATAATAATCCATCCGATCTAATAGCTGTTACAAAACTACTAGAACCAGCAGACACAACAGTCCATGAACTAGACCCAATTTGTACTGGACTAGAAATGTTTGGTATATTATTGTTTCCTATTTGTACTGGACTGGATCTAGTAGTCTGTGTAATATCTCCTAATTGGCCAGTAGTATTTCCACCCCATGTAAATAATAATCCATCAGAACGAACAGCAGTTGTATGAGAACCTCCAGCAGCTATAGCAGTCCAAGAACTGGATCCTATTTGAACTGGACTGGATTTGCTAACAGCTGTACCATCTCCCAATCGGCCCGTAGCACCAGCACCCCATGTAAATAGTGTACCCCCAGAACGAATAGCTGCTGAATGAGTTGCACCAGCAGTTATAGCAGTCCATGAACTGGACCCAATTTGTATTGGAGAAATTATAGAGTTTTGTATAGTGGCCACCAGTACCGGACTAGACTTGGTAGTAGTTGTACCATCTCCTAATTGACCATAACTATTAAACCCCCATGTATATAGGGCGCCACCAGAAAGAACACCAGTTGTATGAAACTGTCCAGCAGCCACAACAGTCCAAGAACTGGATCCTATTTGTACTGGACTGGATCTATTGGTAGTTGTATCATCTCCTAAACGGCCAGAAGAATTAACACCCCATGTAAATAATGTACCACCAGAAAGAATGGCTGCTGTATGTTCACGACCAGCAGCTACAGCAGTCCATGAACTGGATCCTATTTGAACTGGACTGGACTTGGAAACAATTGTATTATCTCCTATTTGTCCATAAGTATTGAGGCCCCATGCAAACAACGTACCGCCAGAACGAATAGCTGCTGTATGAGAAGCGCCAGCAGCCACAACAGTCCATGAGCTAGATCCTATTTGAACTGGAGAATTTGTTTCAGCTGCACCTGCAATGTTTCCAACTACTAATGGACTGGATTTAGCAACAACTGTGTTATCTCCTATTTGTCCATAATTATTATATCCCCATGTAAACAGAGTGCTGCCAGACCGAATGGCTGCTGAATGAAGCCGGCCCAAAAAATCACCTACAGCAGTCCATGAACTGGATCCTATTTGAACTGGACTGGATCTATTGGTGGTTGTACCATCTCCTAATTGACCTTGACCATTAAAACCCCATGTAAATAGTGTACCACCAGAACGAACAGCTGCTGTATGTCTGTAACTGGCAGATACAGCAGTCCAAGAACTGGATCCTATTTGTACTGGACTGGATCTATTGGTAGTTGTACCATCTCCTAATGCACCATATTGATTACGTCCCCATGTAAACAATGTACCGCCAGAACGAATAGCAGTTGTATAACTATAACCAGCAGCCACAACAGTCCATGAACTGGATCCTATTTGAATTGGATTAGGATTTTCATTAAGTGAAACACTCCCTCCTACCACAACTGGACTGGATTTACTGGTAGTTGTATTATCTCCTAATTGGCCAGATAAATTAGACCCCCATGTAAACAAAAAGCCATTTAAACCAGCACGAATAACACCTGAATGAGCTCCTCCAGCGCTTACAGCAGTCCATGAGATGGATCCTATTTGTACTGGACTGGATCTATTGGTAGTTGTACCATCTCCTAACTGACCAGCAGAATTAGAACCCCATGTAAATAATGTACCACCAGAACGAATGGCTGCTGTATGAGTACCGCCAGCAGCTACAGCAGTCCATGAACTGGATCCTATTTGTACTGGACTGGATCTATTGGTACCAGAAGTACCATCTCCTACTTGTCCATTATTATTAGATCCCCATACAAACAACGTACCACCAGAACGAATAGCTGCTGTATGAATACTTCCAGCAGATACAACAGTCCATGAACTGGATCCTATTTGTACAGGACTGGATTTAGCGGTACCAAGTCCTCCCGTACCATCTCCTAGTTGGCCTTCAAGATTACGTCCCCATGTAAACAAAGTACCACCAGACCGAATGGCTACTGAATGAGTACCTCCAGCAGATACAGCAGTCCAAGAGCTGGATCCTATTTGTACAGGACTGGATTTATTGGTAGTTGTACCATCTCCTATTCCACCATAACCACCATAACCCCATGTAAATAATGTACCGCCAGAACGAATAGCCATTAGTGTTTTACCAGCAGATACAGCAGTCCATGAACTGGAACCTACTTGTACTGGACTGGAACTTGGTGAAGGAGCGGTGCCATTTCCTAATTGGCCTTGACCATTGTATCCCCATGTAAATAATGTTCCACCAGAACGAATAGCTGCTGTAGTAGCACCAGCACTTACAGCAGTCCATGAGCTAGAACCTATTTGAACTGGACTGGATTTATCAGTAATTGTGCCATCTCCTAATTGGCCATTACCACCACTTCCCCATGCAAACAATAAATTATCAGAACGAATAGCCATTGTATGGTTAAATCCAGCAGACACAATAGTCCAACTGTATAAATCTATACTTGTACCTAATTGACCATAATCATTACGTCCCCATGTAAACAAGGTGCCACCGGAACGAATAGCAGTTGTATGTTCACGACCAGCAGATACAGCAGTCCATGAACTGGATCCTACTTGTACCGGACTGGATTTATTAACAGCTGTACCATCTCCTAATTGGCCAGCACTACCAAGTCCCCATGCAAATAATAATCCATCAGAACGAATGGCTGCTGTATGACTAAAACCGCTAGATACAGCAGTCCATGAACTGGATCCTATTTGAACTGGACTGGATTTACTGATAATTGTACCATCACCTAATTGGCCATTAGTATTATATCCCCATGCAAATAATAATCCATCAGAACGAATAGCTAATGTATGTGTAAATCCAGCAGATATAGCAGTCCAAGAACTGGATCCTATTTGTACAGGACTCGATTTAGCGGTAGTTGTATTATCTCCTAATACACCCCCTTGATTTCTGCCCCATGCAAATAATAATCCATCAGAACGAATGGCAGTTGTACGATCCCATCTAGAAGATACTACGGTCCAACTAAATGTTTGTGTAAAAAGAGTTGTTCCTAGTTGGCCAACATTATTAGTTCCCCATGTAAACAAAGTACCACCAGACCGAATGGCTGCTGTATGGTAACGACCAGCAGCTACAGCAGTCCATGAACTGGATCCTATTTGAACTGGACTGGACTTGTCAACAGTTGTATCATCTCCTAATTGACTTTGATTATTACGTCCCCATGTAAACAAAGTACCGCCAGACCGAATAGCTGCTGAATGACCACTCACAAGTGCAGATCCAGCAGCTACAGCAGTCCATGAACTGGATCCTATTTGAACTGGACTGGACTTGGAAACAGTTGTATTATCTCCTAATTGACCAAAACCATTACGTCCCCATGCAAATAATAATCCATCAGAACGAATAGCTAATGTATGAAATTGACCAGTAGCTACAGCAGTCCATGAACTGGATCCTATTTGTATTGGTTTTTTTTGATTAAATTGTGTACCATCTCCTAACTGGCCATAAGTATTACGTCCCCATGCAAATAATAATCCATCAGAACGAATGGCTGCTGTATGAGTACCACCAGCAGCCACAACAGTCCAACTCATCAACTCTGAAAATACAGTTGTTCCTAATTGACCATAAGTATTAGAACCCCATGTAAATAGTGTACCACCAGAACGAATAGCTGCTGAATGATTATTTCCAGCAGATACAGCAGTCCATAAACTAGCTCCAATCTGTACTGGAGAACTGAAAGACTCTAAAGCATTATTTCCAACTGTTGTAGGACTGGAGTTAGAAAAAGCTGTACCATTTCCTAATTGACCACTAGTATTGCCTCCCCATGTAAATAGTGTACCACCAGAACGAATGGCTGCTGAATGAATTCGGCCGGCCGATACAGCAGTCCATGAACTGGACCCTATTTGTATTGGCAAAGATGTGCTTATAGCATCTGTTCCTAATTCACCAGCAATATTATTTCCCCATGTAAACAAAGTACCACCAAAACTAATAGCTGCTGTATGTCTGTAACCAGCAGCTACAGCGGTCCATGAGCTAGATCCAATCTGTACTGGACTGGATCTATTGGTAGTTGTACCATCTCCTAATTGACCAACAGTATTTCCCCCCCATGTAAATAATAATCCATCAGAACGAATGGCTGCTGAATGAGTTGTACCAGAGCTTACAGCAGTCCATGAACTGGATCCTATTTGTACTGGACTGGATTTACTGGTAGTTGTACCATCACCTAAACGACCACTGGTGTTATAACCCCATGTAAATAGTGTACCACCAGAACGAATGGCTGCTGTGATATATGTACCAGCAGCTACAGCAGTCCATGAGCTGGATCCTATTTGAACTGGACTGGACTTGGAAACAATTGTATTATCTCCTATTTGGCCACTAGTATTGCCTCCCCATGCAAATAATGTTCCACCAGAACGAATAGCAGCTACATGAGTAACACCAGCAGCTACAGCAGTCCATGAACTGGATCCTATTTGTACTGGACTGGATTTACTGGTAAACGTACCATCACCTAATTGGCCATTAAGATTAAGACCCCATGTAAATAATGTACCTCCAGAACGAATAGCAGCTACATGGGTAGCACCAGCAGCTACAGCAGTCCAAGAACTAGATCCTATTTGTACTGGACTGAATTTGCTAATAATTGTACCATCTCCCAATTGACCTTGACTATTATTTCCCCATGCAAATAAATAACCGTCTGAGCGAATAGCAACTGTAAAACTCATATTACTGCTAGAAGATACAACAGTCCAACTTGATAGAGATGTGACAAAACTATTACCAGTGCCTATTGTACCATAAATATTTCTGCCCCATGTAAATAATAAACTATCAGAACGTATAGCAGCTGTATGTGTAAATCCAGCAGCTACAGCAGTCCATGAACTGGACCCAATTTGAACTGGACTGGATTTGTTAACAGTTGTATTATCTCCTAACTGGCCATAAGTATTAAAACCCCATGCAAATAATGTTCCATCAGAACGAACAGCAGTTGTATGAGAACCTCCAGCAGCTACAGCAGTCCAAGAACTGGATCCTATTTGTACTGGACTGAAACTATTGGTAGTTGTACCATCTCCTAATGCACCATATTGATTACGTCCCCATGTAAACAATGTACCATCGGAACGAATGGCTGATGTGTGGTAACGACCAGCAGTTATGGCAGTCCATGAGCTAGATCCAATCTGTACTGGACTGGATTTGTCACTGGATGTATTATCTCCTAATTGGCCAAAAGTATTACGTCCCCATGCAAATAATAAACTATCAGAACGAATGGCTGCTGTATGTGCAAAACCAGCAGACACAACAGTCCAACTAAATGTTTGGGTTGAAAAAACATTTCCTAATTGGCCAGCATTATTACGCCCCCATGCATATAAAAATTTATTTGAAACAGATGAATCAGAACTTGATTTGGCTAAAAGTTGTTCAATCAATAACATTTAATTTTGTAATTCTAATGATGGCCAATTGACTTGATTAATATTGGTAATTTCATTCTCTGAATATACTTGTACAATATCTCTAAGAGATTGTCTATAAACTATCCATTTATTTTTTGTAATTTCATCAAATTTATTTTGTACGTCTTGTAACTGAGTCCAATCTGAATCAATTAATAATTTATTTCTTCTACTTCTCAGTTCTTCTATAAATCTATATTTTAAAGTAGAGAATTCTTCAACAGGTTCTGGTTGTCTTTCAGTTATAATACTACTTTCTAAAACATCATTTTCTCTAATTTCATAATTATAACCACTTACATAATGGGTTAAATCATTCCACGTTTCACTTTGCTTAGTTACAGGATACCAACCTACGGTTTTTAAAAAAGGCAAATCATCAGCAGCCAAATTTAGTCCGCTTACATTTCTCCAATTATTAGGTAGTAAGTCATACTGACCCGTAATCTCATTATTTTCTATGTGTACCCAATTTGCCATTTTTAATATCCGTTATTTGCTGTCTACCATAGAAGCAACACCTCTCCAGTTTGTACCACCGTCATCTGTAATGAATGTTAACACATCAACACCAGCTGCTGTAAGAGATGGTGCTGTACCTCCAGGCCATTTGACTGCCGAAGGCCAAGTTAATGCAGCAGATCCTCCATTAGTCAATTCTAAAACAAAACCAATGGCTGCAGGAGATGCAATTGGATTAGAAAACACCCAAGTTGTAACACCTGCTACAGTTGCTGATACATAATTACCTAAACTTAAATCTATGGTTCTAGTACCAGAACCAGATCCTAATACGTTATGAGTTGTGCCATAATAACTAATAGTTCTATTATTGTTTATATATGGAGAACCCAATATAGAATATGAATTTGCAGATACAGTACCGGCACTAGAGATATTACCAATACTGGAAATATTATTTGTTACGATTTGTGAATTGTTTAATAAAACTTCTACGTTGGTGACTTGTGTGCCACCAACAGGTAAAGTTTTGAAAAGCCGATTTGATGTTGGGTCATACACCTCATCACCGAGCCTTTGGCCGTTGATTGTGGTGTTTGCCGATACTACATGCCGAATATAATCCCGAGAGGACATATTATTCCCCTTAAGCTTGTGCCTCTGTCCAACTGATACGAGCGTTAATTGAATTTGTTGTAACCGCAGTAACGTTAGTTGCAACAACTGTAATCATATCAGGTCCATCAGGGTAGACGTTTGCATTGGTACTAGGCACGTTTAGTGAATTACCACCACCTAAAATAGAATTACCAATATCTCGAACTAAGTCCAAAGGAGCATCAGTCACACCTGGTGTTGTTGTAAAGAAACCATAGATATCTTCACCGCCAGAAATTGTTTGTCCTACTGTATGAAATGCTACTTGTGATAAACTTGAACCACCAGCATTAACAAATGTTCCGCCAGACAAACGGCCATTTAATCGCAATGTAATCAAAAATGTCATACCTGATCCGGTGCTGTAAGCGTCAATTCCTCGCAATACCATCTGCATACGATTAACAATTTCACGTTGTCCTAACAAACCAGATAAACCACTATCTACCGAAGGTGCTATTCGAATTGTAATTAACGGCTGAACTGCATTAGCTCCAATGTTGGAAATTGTTGTTCTCATACCAGCAACGAACACGAAAGATTTATCGTCATCAAAACGGCCATCCATAATCACAGAAGAACCCCAATGGCTAATTGTTGATGCTTGACCTGGTGAAAAAGATTCAACCAATGTTGGTGCTGTTGCTGAGAATGGAAATGTGGTTGCTGTAGAAGTACCTAATGCAATACCGCCAGTATTGGCAGAATTACGTTGTAGGCCAGTAAATGTTGTTTGTGTTTTACCAGTGTAGTAAATATATTCAATTGCACCACCAGCAGAAGATGGTGCAGATATCGCTAACACACCGACTGGTGGGAATAACGTGGTATCATTAACTGACATTGTTAATGCACCAGCGGCCAATGTTGACGATAAAAATGTTTTAGCAGGAAGTGTATTGGTTTCATAACGAGCCGGTAAATTACCAGAACGCATGTAAGCTTCTGTGTTAACATTGTTATTTGGCATACGATGACAGTAGAATACTTCACCCCGAGTATTTTTAAAACCAAAACGAATTGCGCCAGCACCATACCAAGTAAAGTCAATATAGAACATTTGCATTTTAGTCAAATCTAAATTATATAAACTTGCTCCTGTACCATCACAACGATCAATATTCCATTGTGATTGTGGGAATCGTAAATCAATTGTTTTACTTACTGCACAGTTTGTAACTGTGACACCACGATATTCTGGGTAAATAACCAATGAGGTGTCTGAAAGAATTGATTGCACAAGATAACTCATGCCTCGAATAACAATATAGTCACTAGGTTTTAACTCAGTACTAAATTTGGTTGCACTACCAGTAAGGATATTTCCACCAGCTGAAATTGCTGTATTGCCAGAAAGCTGTGTTGTGCTTGAACGGCGAACACAATAAATTTGTTGGCCATCATATTCAAAGAAGAATCCG